CAACAAATAAAAAAAATGCACCCCTAAGAGCTCTTGGGGTGCATTAGCAGTTTATAAATCAACAGGGACTAGTCGTGAAGATTTAAAGGTTTGCCCACCGTGTTTTCATAAACTAGGCGTTAGCTAATTTATTAAAGTAGTCCATTGAATCATCTGACTCTTCTACTTGAGTTTCCACGATTGGTGCAGATACTTCCTTTGTATCTACGATTGGTGCAGCAACAGGTGCATCTTCTAATGTATCTGTTACATTACCTACAGTTGTCTTTCCAGACAGAACTATATCTAATCGTGTTTTCAATTCGTCATATGATTTGAAAGCATTTGAATTAGTAAACTCATCTAGAGGATACTGTTTCTTCCAAGTACTTTCTATGGCACTTTCTTCTTTAAAGATTGCAGTTGGACTATCGAACTCTGACTTATCATAGTTCCAGTAGCCGTCTACCTTACGGATTTTTAACTTGAAGTTAGCACCTTCCCAAAAGTCGAAAGGGTTAACTGCAACATCATCAGGAAAAGCAGGCTGCATAGATTCCATAATCTTGTCAAAGATTTTCTTACCATAACGGAATAGAAAAACTTTGCCTTCGTTTTCTGGATGTTTCGCATCACTCACTACATATACGTTTGAGTAATACTGCAACTTACGTTTCTGTTTCCTTGCAATTTCCTTATCTGATTCAATGCCAGTATTCCACAATGCTGTGTTATGTTCTGATACAGGGTCTTTACCAATATCACCACTACCAATTGTGGTTCTAGAGTTCTCTATATACCATTGACCAGTCGGCCCTTGAAAAGCGTGACTCCATAGTTTTGCCCAAGGCAAATCTTCACCCTCACAAGATGGTAAAAATCTAAGAACTGCATAACCATTACCAGATTTATCAAGCTCTGGTTTCCATAGTCTGTCGTCCTTATATGATTTCTTTCCCTCTTGGGGTGCAGAATCTTCTTTAACTGCGTTTAAAAGTTTATCGAGCGAATTGCTCTTTCTTAACGATTCTAGTGACATTTGTCTCTCCTTATGTTATCGTATGTTATTGTATAAATTATCGTATGCTATATATTCTACATTAGGGTATTCTGCAACCATTTTATTTACTGGACTAACCCACTTAAAGTTCACGATATTATATTCATTAAACAAAGTATTAAGCTGGTTATTCCAATTGATTGGATTAAACCCTTTTGCAGTTTCGGGCAGATAATTAGCACTACCCTTATACACGTTATTTAGGGGTTTTTTGTAGTCACTACTGTCAAACCCCACCATGTATATCTCGTTAGCACCCCCTTGACACGCAAGGTGTAGTGCTGTATTTCCAGCAGACCATTGAGTAGGGTAATCAATAGATTTAACCATATCCTCACCATCAACCCATGTAATGTATATTCCTACATTCATTTCTGCTTTTAATTTTAAATCTTCGTAATCCAAATTTGGATTATCTTTCATAGCTTGTTTTATATTTGCATGAACTGTTTCTGGTTCTTTACCTTGTATCACACAGTTTGTTCTACCATCTCTAGGTGTTTCAAATATTCTCTCTGGTGGATTAGTAGTTTTCATTACATCTACAATACCACTTGTGCCTGGCAATATATCCCAATCAGTAAACCAACAAGTGTTGTTTTTAGCATACCCAGATTGGTATATCTCTTGTTGCATGTTATAGTCTACAGATACAAGATTGTCTACTTGCATATCACGGTATATTGCATTACAACCCCACGTTTGAATTTTACTTGGTATACTTGTTGGCCAGACTTTACCCAGTCTAGATTCACCATTACCATATACTATTACCTTTTTATACACGTTTGGTAAATTTCCTTCTAGGACTATATCCTTGTGGCCACTCTGGTTGTCTACTTGCAAGTTTCTTTACTCTCTCACTCATCTCGTTATATCTAATTGTCAATTCTGAACATTGATGCTCTAATTGATGGATACGAGATTCTTGGTTTTTACACTTATGTTCAAAAAAACCCTCTGAACTGTTGGACATAATTTACTCCTGTTTTATCAATGTTATAAGAACCATCTTACACTTATTTTTGTCGAATGTCAAGAACTTTTTGTAATTTTTTATCATTTTATTTATATTAGGCCAAATGACATCATCACCTAATTTCTTATCCCAATTTTTTGTATATTGTACAAGGTCGTCAAGGATAACCATAGCCTCTATAGATACACGATTACCAAGATATTCTTTTAGAAGTTTTGGGTGTGAACTCTCTGGTATCTCAAAGATACTATTCAGTTCGTTATCTTCTACTAATGGAAGCATTTCTTCTTTAAATGTGTATGTTAAACTCTGCATACGTTTCTTCCATTCCATATAGTTATCGTCACTAAAATCACCTAACCAGCCCTTTTGATTCTTTATGAAGTTTGATAATAGATAATCTTTGACTGTATCTTTATCTTTGTATTTTCTTGATGTTCGTACAAAGAAATGTCTATCGTTACGTTTCCAAAAAGAACTTTTGGTTACTGAGGATTTACCATTATATTTAACAAAGTCATAATCACTCTTTCCAAAATGTGCTTTCAATGCACAATACATTTGATATACTTCAACTGCTTCCATTGTTTATAAATTTCATATAGGTAATTGTGCCATCTTAGGAAGAAAGTTTAAATCTCTTGCATTAACTTCTATCTTCTCTTTAAGTGCTTTTGTAATAAGACTAGATACTTTGTCTGGTTCGATACCATTATTATAACAATACAATAGTACAGCATCCATGTGTGTTATCTTTTTATCTTTGGCTATATTTTCTATTTCTAAAGAAAACACTTTAGGTGTTTGTACTGGTTCTTTGGGTGTTTGTACTTCTTCTTCTTTCACTTCCATAACTACTCCGTCATAATAAGGGGTTAAGGTGGGGCATTGCACCCCACCAAATGTACTAATTATATTTCAGCACATGCGTAACAGTTAATTTCTAAACCAACAGCTACTTCTTTTACTACAGGTGATTTCCACATTGTAAATCTCCAGTTAAATTGGTGAACTTTCTGTTGCTAGGTAGTCCACCGAAAACCCCGAATGGTTATGCAGCTAGTGCAAAACCCTCATACGCAAAATTATCGTTTGCATTTACTATTTTTGACCTATAAAGCAGTCAACCTACAACTCTCCGTTTTACTATACAATACCAGTCGAACCTATTTCGCCCCCTAAATCGAAGCTATCTAGTTTTGGTGGAGGCGTGGGGTATCGCACCCCAGTCCTGTCTATTCTTCGTTCCACTTCAACAAGTCGTATATTATATATAACATAAAAGTATTATCTTTGTCAATAGTTATTATAGGTTTATTTACACATAATGTAAATAAGTTTGTAATATGTATTTTGGTTTGTTTCTAGGTTTGTTACCTCTATGAGTCCAAGGCCACATGGGTGGAAATAATAAGACACTTCCTTTTTTACATGGTGAACGGAATGCTAACTTCTCTCGCAGTTTACCTCTCCAACCAAATTCTGGAAAGTCTGTTTCACCAGCCACATTATCATCTAGGTAACAGAATATTGTAAGAAATCTTCTTGCAGACTTATGACTATTTACATCAATGTGATTGAAGAACTCATCTGTACCATTGTCCTCATACTTGTTTATTCGTAAACCTTCCCAAGTCCATTCTTCTGGAAATTGATACTTATCAATCTTACAATCCTTCTTATATCGTTCTACAATATCTTTATATATTGTTGTAATTTTAGATGTGTCATCTTCCCAACCCTTAGCACCAGATTTACCAAAGTTAGAATCCATGATATCAAGACGAGAAAACTTTCTTCTAAAACTTTCTACTCTATCTTTATATTTGGTATCGTCTTCAAATCTTTTTACTAGGTGGTCGCAGTAGTCGTCATCTAAGACATTATCATACACTCTACATAGGTGTGATAACATTAAAATTTAAATTCTTGTTCGAAAAATACTACACCATCATCATCAGCATTCCAGCTGTTGAAATCTTTACCAGTTTGTTTAGTCCAACCAAACTTAATAGTACTACCAGTTCTTTGTTTGTATTTCCCAAACAGTCTTAACTTACTTTCTTGGTCTTCATCTAAATCATAATAATATCTGTAGCCACCAGACCAACCTGGCAACGTACTAAAACCTTTTTCTTTTTCTTCAGATAAAGATTGGAAGGAAAATAAAACTATTAAAATTATTAAAACATACTTCATATCACTCTTCTCCTATAAGTCTTTTTCTTTGTACCAATTGTCAACTGCTTCCTTTAATAACGGAATATATTCTGCCTTTTCTTTAACAAACTCTTGGACAGTACCATCTTCTGTAACTACTAACACTACAAGTTGATTGATTGCCTCACCAGTTCGTTCTTCATACATCTCAGCATAGGCTGCACATTGTATATAATAGTTTTCAATCCACTCATCCTTCTTCTCTCTCGTTGATGTCTTGAAATCTATGATGGATAATTCGTTATCGTATTCTGCAACGCAATCTACACGTCCAGCAATACCATACTTATTACTCCACATACCAGCCTCTAGTTTCTTAATGTTATCTATACTCTCTAATCTACCAGAAAGTTTCTTGAACATACACCACGGCAAGAAATTCTTTTCATGTTCTTTCCATTTGGTAGGCCATTTAAGATGCATGTTGTTTAAATAATCTTCAGCCATTTGATGGACTTTTGTACCACGATTAGCAGCTGTTCTTGCAATGTGATTTGCAACATCATGCCCAACTCTATTACGCCACTCCATAAGACTCTTCTTATTTCTGATTGATAATATTGTTGTGATTGAAGGGTAGTATTGCCCCTCTGGTGTTTCATAGACACGAACACCTTCTTTGTTTATTGCTGTTATAGAAGGCAACTCTACTGTATCATGGTTAAATTCCATTATATATACCTTATTTAATAATCTCGAGCTCCAATTTTATCACCGACTATTCTCATTCTTTCGACTAATCGTTGTGCTCGATTTGTTACTTGGCGATACCATTTGCTATCCACCATCTCATCTGCAGCTTGATTCCAGTTCAAGGAATCTATACCACGTTTCATACCCTTGAATTTACTCAATCTAGTTCTACCTAGATTAAACATCATGTTGGCTACAATTTGTTGTACCTCTTCAGGTAATTTTTCAAAGTTGTTATATAGTTTATTGCAGTCTTTAATTACTCCTGCAACATCTTGCTCGAAGCATTCTGCGACTCTTTCTTTTTTGACGATAGTCCCAACTGCCTGTCCATTTTCGCTGTCAGTATTAATAACCAAATGACCGATACCAAAAGTAGGCAGCCCAAGATGGTCAAGATAAATGTCATATCTTACTCCTTCATCTATTTCTAGTTGTTCTCTTAGTTGTTTTATATTCATTAGTCAATCCCCAATCCCAGTTTTGTTTTCTGAATTAAATAACTTCTTACAAATCCAGAACGAACAATATCACCAATATCAAACTCTACACAATTAAACTCTTCCATCTCTTCTAGTATTCTTAGGAAGTCGTGTAGACCATTCTTTTCACTTGTTCTTGATAAATCTGATTGTCCAAAATCACCACAGAATACAATCTTTGAGTCTTGTCCTACTCTTGTGATAATAGTGTCCAGTTCGTGAAAGTTTAAATTCTGACATTCATCTACAATAATAATACTATTGTCAAATGTTAGTCCTCTTAAAAAAGATGTAGATAGGAAATACAAACTACCTTGTTGTTTCAACTTTTCATATAGCATACTAAATGCTTGTTCATTAGGTTGTTGGAACATGAACTGAACCATGTTTGCATAAGCAACTTGATATAGTGCAGCCTTATCTTCTTCATCGCCTGGCAAGAACCCTATCTCTCTTGTGGGTATAAGGGAACGCACCAATACAACTTTGTCATATTTTGTTTGTAAGTTCATTACATCTTGTAATGCAAGATATAAAGATACAAAAGTTTTACCAGTTCCAGCACAACCAAATAGAAACTGATTCTTTTTTTGTTTCCATGTGTCGAATACTATTTTTTGATTGTCTGTAATAGGTTTAACAGATATTAAATTTGAAGAGCCTATCTCTAACTTTTGTTTTTTAGCCATTATAATTCCTTAATAAATTGATATTTATATTATTCCATGTTTCTTTACAAGTTCATTTGATTTTTTCTGTCTGATAGTTTTACCATCACCAAATCTATCTGATAGGGCACTATTTGGATGACTCTGTGCAATCCTACTGAATACCTCTTTCATACCACCGTCCATACCTTTACCAGATGGATTACCAGATGCAACATGGTCACCAACAATAGCTGGTGATGTCAATTCTTGTTTGATGTTTGGATTGTCTTTTAACATTGTTTGAAGATTGTCCCATGAACAGAATTCCTCATAGGTTTCTTTAGTTTTCGTGTTGGTCAATACATAAGTTGGCATAATATTCTCACTAGTTTTTGTAAAATGATGCTATAGTAGATGGTGATTCTCCATCATACTTCTTTTCGTCTTCGTCTTTATCTATGTTTTTTCTTAAATCTGCTGACACATTTATATAGTGTCTAAGTTTTTCTTCTGAAGTTTCTGGTGTTATCAATTTTCGCATTTCATGTGTTGTTGTTAAATATACTTTTAAATGTCTTACCTCATCATTTAAAGTTTTAATTCTTTTCATAGCTCCATAATATGCTTCGGTCAATTCTTTCATATCTCTTTTAAGAGCATCAATATCTGAATTACGATAATTAGGTTTGCCCGAATCATCTTGCATCATTCTTTTTAGAAATGCATCATGTGATTCGTATTTTTTAGGTGTGTCTGGCATGTTATCTCCTAATCAACTGATTCTCTAAAGGATACCAATCTGGTATAGACCTATTTTTCCAACTTACAAAATCTTTCTTTTCTTTTATATAGTAGTTCCTATATGCAGAGATTGGGTCATTCTTAATCTTACAGTAATCTGGCATTGCTTGTGTCAATTCGGTATTTTTACTGGTACGAAGGTTTTTTGGTGGTGTTTTAAGTATCATTGATGCCCTACTAGAACCATGTATTTTACCATATCGGTAAGTATATTCTGCAAGGGTAGCCATGTAGATAAAATAGAGTTCCATATAGTTTTCTCTGGACTCACGCACCCATATGTTTGATGGGTGATTAACATGACTTGCCTTCATTAACATATCCTCACGTTCATCTGACAAACGCCATCTCTTGATGTTATGATTATTCTTAGTCTTACCTAGATACATTTCACCATCTAATACTCTATGTGCAGTAGACAACAACTGACAGTACTCTGTAGCCATCTTTACAATGTGTTTATCACAATGATACTCTGCATTTTTGATAGGGTCTTTATGTAAGTAGAATATGTTCACTTTTTATCCCATGTATAAAATATGTGGTCACCAATTTCTGTAGTCCTATGTTTCGTCTTTGCCCAACTGGGTTTTACATAGTCTGCATGATAAAATAAAGCACCATCTGTTATATCTACTAGTATATAACTATTTGAGAGTATTGTCAAGGAAAAATTCAACATTTCTTGATATTCTTTTATATTTTTTGGGTCATCACTTTTACCATCACAAAACCAACTGAATTGGCATCTATGTTTAATAGGGTACATTGTACCATCTTTCTTCCAACTCTCACGCACAGGGCCCTGTTCTACGACCTCACAGACGGTATTAGGAAACCTAGTATCGTTCATACGATTTAATACTACATTACTTACTGCAAGTCTACCAGCAGTTCCTTGATTACGAGCTTCATAATACATATTCTTTGCAAGGCATGTTGCCTCTTGTAATAAGAATGGTTCTGCATCATCTCTATCTATCGTTGGTAGTAATAGGAGTCCTGCTACTAGTATTTCATTTATCATCTTTCCACCTCTCTAATAATATTTCTTGTTTCTCATATGCTTCGTCTTCCATCTTTTGTAATACAGGCTGAAACTCATCACGAGCTTGTTGTTTCACATGAACCATCTCGTGCATAACACAAGTTTTAAAATCATCACCTTCTAATGATTTCTTTACCTCTACAAAGTGTTCACGATTATTTTCACCTTCCCAACAATATCCTTCAGCATTAAATTCTAAACTACCTTTTAAATGAATCCATATATCCAAAGTTCTCATTCGTGGCATCAGTTGTCTTATACACCAATGAGCAATATCAGCTGTCAACTGTCTTTGCTTTTTGTTACCACCAGTTACTTCAATTAGATTACCCTTCTCAACTGTAATCATTGGAAGATTCACTTAATTCTGTGTTATCTAAATCTAACAATTCTTCTTCAGTCATATTATCCTCCTATAAAATACTTGATTAATCCATTTGCCATAATTGCAATTCCTACTGCATTGATAATGATAAGTGACCTATCGTTCCACATCATAGCCACTGCTAACCAACCACTTAATCCTACCAAATGTACAAATAAGTTTAATGGATATATCTGATTAGAGGTGAGTAACATACCCACGAGTAATACCATACTTGAAGCCCACTTTATGTACCAATCTGTGGTATGTGTTGGTGTTACTTTCTGTAGCACATTCTCATTCATTTTCATTTTAATATATTCTTCATCTTGCATTTTTATACTCCTACACTACATAGTGTAATTCCACCTAGAATTATCACTACTATTAATATTGCTACTAGTTTATTCATTATACGCTTTTCCTTATTGTTAATTTTTCCAAAGCATCCATAGTTCCTTGAAATTCAGGTATTTCAATTGGTTTTACAGAATTGGTTAATTCATCTAGTTTTTCTTGGTTTCTCTTGAGCCAACTTTTAATGGCAAGGTCAGAATCTAGTAAAATATCTATTTTAGTTGTTAGATTAGTTACCGTAGATTCCAATTGTTCTATTAACCATGCTTGTTCTGTCATTTTACTCATTATATCGTCATTATTATACATACTCATTTTGTATCCTTTTGTTATTGTTATTATTAATTATAGGTATAGAGGGCCAGTCCAGTTTATTGAGAAACCACCATCTAAAATATTTCCTCTCGGTTTGTTTCTAGCAGGTTTATCATAACCAGCAGGTTTCAACAAATCACCTTTTTTGAACAATTTATCATTGTCGGTATTCACAACAAATCCCCATGTTCCATAGTCAGCAGTTCTAAATCTTATGTATTTTGAACCTTTAGTAATTACCCAACCTTTTGTGAACCTATCATTCATTTTTTTCATTGTACTAGCAGTACCACCAGATGGTCTATCTGTATAATCTGCGTTTGCAGCTGCAACTAAATTGTTGACAGCAAGATTAATATCTTTAAATTTTTTCATCACTTTTTTCATTATTATATACTTTCTATTTTATTGGTGGTTTGTTTGCGAACTCATCTCTTAATTGTGCTGAGGTCATTTTACTATAGTTCAAGCGTGCTTTTAATACTCTAATTTCAGATTGTGCTTCTTGCAACTGACTGAACACAGTAGTAAAATTTTCTGTCATTTTGTTTAACTTGATTATCGTATCTTGATATTCTTTTTCTAAAACTATTACACTCATTTTTGTTTCTTTCTCTTTGTTAATATACCACTATTATACCAAGTTTGACGGAAATGTCAAACATTATTTTTCAGAATCAGGTAAGTCATTGTTTTATAAGGATTCTTTTTTTGGATTTTCAACATTTTTTATTTCAGTATTTTCAAAAATTGACAGGCGATTCGTTTAAACAAAAAAAGAGGGGTCATAAAGACCCCCCTTTGATAATTCACACAACTATTCTAATGATGAGATGAGAGGTGTGTTGTGTGAACCAAACTGTTAACCCACAAATGCGTTTAGGGCAAGAATAATAGTGAACCAACATAAACCTAATGTTGCAGCTTCAAATAATATTTTCATAATGTAACCTTCTTTGTTTGTAATCAATATAGTTATTGTACTATAAAAAAAGGGGTTTGTCAACCCCTTTTCTAACTTTTATGAAAAATACTTTAGAAATTAAATGATAAGGCTGTTCCTAAGTATGCAGATTCTTGTTTCATATCTTTATCTGCGATAATTTCAATATAAGGACTAAAACTTATATTGTCGTCAAGATTAATCTTCACACCAATTTGGTTTCTGATATCATCAATCTTAGTATCTTCTTCTTGTCCTTGTCCAAATGTCCAACGAGGTTCTATTTGTCCCCAGACACTATATGTTTCAGACAATCCAATGTCAACTTTAACAATGGCACGATAACGCCAATAGTCATTAGTTGATTCATTTTCATAATTTCTAAACTCAATTCTATGTCCTACCCAAAATTGTGTATTAGATTTTGATGTAGTACCATCATCATTAATTGTATCTTCTGGAGTCCAATTAATTATTTGGTGGTCTAGTTTAGGACGATACTCTCTTGCACCATCTTCTTCAGCTATTCTTACAGCTGCAGTCATTCCATACCATTCTTTACCAAGATTGTATGAAGGTTCTATGTGTTGGTAATCAGAACGATATTGGTTTCTTAACTCTAAACCAAAATTACCATGTTGTATATTATAGTTATGCTCTGATTTTTTCCAATTAGTAGAGGCAGCCTCAGCTGGTTTTTCTTTGCAAGCAGTAAATAAAAATAATGTTGCTAGAAGTGTTATGAATAATTTCATTTAGTTTTCTCCTTTATAGAATAAAATATTCTGTAGTATTTATTAGAAACAAATACTCTAGACAGAATATACATAAAATCTTTATAAGTTTTATTTACCCAAATCCCACTCTAATGGATTTTCAGGCATTGTTGTTGATGGAGTGTTACCTTGTTGCCAACGTGTATCATTTGGGTCTGAAGGCATATATAACTCTGGGTCTACACCCTCAATAATTCTCCACTCATTAGAATTTTCTTGAGTTCTTTTAGTTTGGTCACAACCAGCATAAACAATGTCTATGTCTTCTGGTTTATCTCTTTCAAAGTCTATTATTTCATCATAATACGGCCCTGCTTGAGTTTGAAAAGTCCATCTTAACATATTTTGACATTGTTCTTGGTCTGTTAATTTTATGTAAGGGGCACTTTCAAAACTCGTGCAGTTACCATGAAGACATATGAGCATTATTGCCACATGAAATATTTCCAATTTATTCTCCTACTGAACAGTACCACTTGCAGATCGACTTGCTCGTGGATATACTGGTACTTCTGGTGTTGTGTAATCTTCAGTCCAACCAAATGCTTCTAACACTACTGGTTCTGACAGACCTTTATATACTTGATGTAATCTTTTATCTTTAGCTGCAACAAGTAAGTCTGCTTCACTTTCGTGTAAACCTTCTAACATTTGTATGAACATTGTTTCTTTTTTAAATTGTACATTTTGGTTATCAGCACCTTTAATAAAATGCCATAGTTTTCTACACTCATATGCTAGAACTGTATGTTCTGTTCCTGCTGGTGCATCATTCTTTTTAAAAGGAACATTACCTTCTGGTATAGCCCATTTAATCTTTGGGTCAAAAGATGCTTTGATTACCATACGAAGAGCCTCTTGATTATGTTCTCTTAGTATATTTATCTTTTGTGTTTTTGTTTTTGCTTTGTGTACTTTGTCAAGTATCTCTGATAATAATAACGTGCCACTCATTTAAAAATCTCCTATCGATTCAGTTAGTTCTTTTAATCTGTTTTTTATAAAATAATTAAGTAATTTACTTCTATCTCCATGAGGAGCTGCATCTATCTCGGATAAAATTTGTTCTTCTAAGTCTTGTGGTATTTTATCTAGACTAATTAACTTCTCGTTCCTTTGATAGTTTCTCTTGGTTTCATCTGGCATACTGTCCATAGACTCCAACCAAGTCTCTATCTTTTTCTTTCCTAAAGGTCTTTGACGTATTCCTTCTGTAAATGTATCATCAACTGACAGCACATTTGGAACTCCATCACTCGTATCACCTTTTAGTATGTGTGTTCTTATATAGGTGTCTGGATTATGTCCAGTTATGTGTTTCTTTACAATAGGACTATATTGATGTACATTATTGTATTTGTGTAACTGTATGAAATCTTTATCACCAGATACAATCATAATTGGTTCTCTCTCTTTTTTACATAGTGTTCCAATAATATCATCAGCCTCTGCACCATATACCTCTAGGTATTTGTATGGTAGATTTTCTTTGAATTCAGCCTTAATCTTATTTAAAGCACCAAAGATATTATCCCAATCTTTTAAATCTTTCTCTCTACTTTTCCTACGACTGGCTTTATATTGTGGGAAGAAATCTCTCCTCCAATAGTGTCTTGAGTC